ATATCATTCATGGCATCGTATAGCCATTTGCCCCAAGCGTCCCATGCTTCGGGATCAAACTTAAAATACTTTTTATACTGACTATCGGGATAGTCCTGACTATCATCATATTCATCCTCATAGTCCTCATCTTCTGGATGCATGATTATTTTATCCGATACAAAATTTATCACTAATTTTATTAGCCAGGTCTTTAGCAGCATTAGATAAGAACCTGTTGTTGCTAAAATAGAGAGGGGTACTCACTTGATTAAGGAACTCCACAACGGTTTTTAAAAGTTGCGTCTCTGACCCATCAAGGCTTAAATCCTGGCCGTCAGGCGGCGGCATATCTTCTATCAGAGCATCACCCTCCTCGTCAGCAGGAATCACCGGCATCGGATCGCCGCAGACACGCTCGATATTCTTTAGCATCTTTGTACCATATTTTTTATAGCACTGTCCATTCTGAAGACTATTCAAAATATCCGCAGCAACACTTGTTGATACAGGAACACCGGTAATATCTGACTGTTTATAAGCCTGAGCATAACCCTTATACCATTCATCGCTGCACTTCTCAGGAATAATCTGTAGAGTTGCTGGTTGACCAGTAAGGGCAGACTTTAGATCAGAAACATTAACCGTTTGACCAGTGCTGCCGGGAAGCAGGCTCGTAAAATACGGAGCCTTCTTTTCCCACTCTTTACGCCACCAAGTATAAGGAACACGATAAATCTGATTGGGTTTGATTGCTCGTGGATCACCATCAAAGTAATTTACCAACTTCTTCTGTAGACCATTCCAGAAGGTTTTGTTATGGCCCACAATCTTTCTACTAGCATCATCAAAAATCCAGTAACACTGATACCCATTACGAGTATCAACAACCCAACTTGGCTTTACTGGAAAATTATTGATTTTATCCAAGAACTCCTTCTTTTTCTGCATTACTACACTGGGCTTAAAATAACTACCCTGTTCATCACGACCAGCATCCATATCACAGAAGCAACAGGTGAACTGCTTGATAGCATAAAGCTTACGACCTCCATTTACATAGAAGTAAACATCTGATCGATTATTGATATTGGCTTTAACCGCTTCGGCAAGGCCATAATCTCCAGAAGTATGATTCATACTACTAATTTTCTTACGTGGATTACCGTTGTAAACATAAATGTGTGTCTGCTTAAAAGAGTTTAGAAATTTCTCTCTTGCATCCTGAGCAAAACCACAATTAACATCATTATTCTTATCAAACGGATTAAAAGCCAACTTGTCACTAAACATAATTCGTTTCCTATTCCTGCCTACTAAAACTACTTATAGAAATGCCGGGATAAACCACATAGCTTATCAGAATCAACATCCTATTTAAAAAGATGGTTGTGGAATCGAACCACACCCTAACTAGTATCCGCCCAGCGGCCCATCTTCGTCCAGTACCTATTGCTAGGTACTACAATCTTGGATCAATAATCCTGGTCAGGATCATAATCTTCCTCGTCTTCATCCTCATCCTCATCCTCATCATACTGATCCCAATAAGCGTCGTCATACTCGTCATAAAGATCCTCATCATCCTCATAATAAGCATCTTCGCTGAACTCTGCCTTGTAAAGAGGCTTTAGAAGTTCGCCTTGATACTCACCCACTACTTCATATCGGCAAGTACGCAACTTCTCGCAATTACAATCACTAGGAACACTGACTACATCTTTCGGATTAATCTTAACAATTACAATTCTGTCGTTAGACTCAACATTACCATAACTAGCAACATAGTTTAATGCACCAGCATGAAGACCTTGTGAGCAACCAACAGATCGATTATCATCAACCTTTGCTCGTTGCATTTGGCAAATCTGACCAACATGATTGTCAAACTTACCAGCATACTTGTCCATATAATCACTGCGAACAGCTTTATAAGCCAAGAAATGACCATCCTCAGTAATTGGCAACAGTTCATGCTCCAAGAAATCATACAGTTCCTTTTGGCTCTGCATACTTGGATTCTCCATAAGATTATTCAGAAAATTAACAAGTGGCTGGAAAGGCAGACCCTTGCTCATAAACTCTAGAATACGCTTGCTAATACTACCATGAACTTCGTCGCCCTGATAGAAAACCTTACCATTCTTCACTTCTACCTGACCATCGCTAAAATTAGCAACAGCCTTTTCAATATCCACCAACTCTGTCAACTCATCATTGGTAGCAGTAGGAAGAGCCTCCAGAATCAATCGATAATTAATATGATCTGGAAGAACCTGATGAGCCTTGTTATTAAGAATCAGCGTCAAATTACCATCCACCCACATAAAAGGAACACTCATTTTATTTCTCCTGTTTCCTGTGAAATTAAATCAAACCACCCAAACTTGTTCTAAGACCATCAGCATCAATCTTGGTTGTCCAATCTGGCTTACCTCTATATCCGTTGTCAAAAGTCCGTATAGGATTCTGACTAGTAATATGTCTGATATTGCCATTGTTCTCGCTCACTCCAACAATATACTTGAGCATCGGCACTTTGTCAACCTCGTCTTTAAGATTTTTTCGCAACTCACTCATTTTCGGCAGTTGAGCCACCACCTTAGAGTCATGTTTATTGGACAAGCTCTTGCTTACCGGATTATTTTCCTCTCCATAAATACTTGTCAATCTATGATGAAGGTTCTTGAGTCCGATATAGTTGCTTCTAATCTTAGAAGGATCAAGACCATTAATTCCGTACTGAGCCAAGATAGTTGTCATCTTAGCAAAATACTCATTCTTATCGAATCGTTTGATATCAAACTGGTCATGATTAATCGTATCCGCAAAAAACTCAATCAGCAACCACTGGTCGATAAGACTAGTCATAGTATTATTCTTGATATGCTTGTCATAATCAAGACCAAAGATATTAAAGATATGGTATACAATCTGTCTATCAGACTGTCGGCATCCGTAATAATATCCATTACTACTAAAAGTAGGATCATTACTTTCAAACTCTTTCTTGCAGTAGTCGATGATATCGTTGTATACTGACACACTATCAGACAGTTTGTTAGCAATCTTTTGAACCCATTTCTTAAACCACTCATTGAAGGACACAAGATTTACTCCATCCTTCTTAATCTTTTCAACAGCATTTTGCTTGATCGCAAAAATCTTCTGACTATCAAAAAGTTTCTTTCCGATAACAGAATCTTCATCTTGAGCAAGTGTGACTATCTTATTAATAGCAGGATACCCGGACACAGAAGCATATCTCAGAATTGGGATATATACAATCTCATTGTCATCATCTTCCAGATATTCTACAAGATCCTGGGACAACTCCTTGAGATAAGACGAGTCATTAAGATCATTTCCGCCCAAAGACTTGCAGCTCTTATCTGCACCCAAATTATTGATAGCAAAAATCTCGTCCTTACTGATTGTACCAGAAAAACCTCTGCTGGTACGAGTTCCAGTAGATAGCAGACTACGATAATCAGACACATTAACCACATTGGTTTCACCACCAATATGCTTAATCAGATCGTCAAAACCCTCTGTCGAATCTTCTGGAGTATCACTGTCGATCATTAGATAGGCAAAACAGTCATTCTGATTGCAATACTTAGTCACAATCTTCTTGGCAGTTTCAGCACCCTTAACGTCGCAGCGGAAAAACACTATCTTACCAGACTTTCTTTCACTACCCCAATAGTAAGCGGGCTTGCCCTGCAAAGTTTCGTGGTGAATCTTGTCTGTAAGATAAATCATGCGACGAGAACGATAACCAGCGGTCCTCCAGTTGAATACATACAATTGCTTACTTTTCTTGAACTTATATTCCAGGTCTTTGCCACTACTAAGTTCATGAACCTTACCATCTGGATCGGTCCAAGAGGCACCGGCAGTCCATCCACCAGCAAGATCGCTAAGATTATAATAAGTAGTATAAGCATCAACAACATTAGTACATTGCTCAAGTTTCTTACTCATATCTTCCTTGAGAGAAAGATAAATTTGCTGTGTCCTATCTCGCAAATTTCTAATAACCTGCTTGGTATACTGTAGACCTTCTCTACTAACATCCATTTCAAGTTCACCAATACCAAACTGGATTTCAAGGTACAGACCGGCTCCCAAAATTTCTCTGACTAGACTTTTCCAGTTGTCAACATCAGCTTTTTTGAATGCTCGATTCCACTTCTGGATAGCATCATTCTCAATTTCTTTGTCTTCACCAATAATCTTATTGGAGTCAACAGGATATGCGATATTACCCATGATAGCAATAATACCGCTATTAGGATTATTATAGCTACTAGGATATTGATTTCCGTTACCAGAAATTCTCCCAATCTTCCAACCCTCACCCTCAATAACAAGATTATGATGAGAGTAAGAATGGTCTTGCATAAGAGGATCAGTACCACCTTCAATAATGGGCTTCATCTTAAAGTAGTGGAAAATTCTCTTGCTTTTGTTGGTAAACTCACTAAAGTCATGCTGTTTAACAGCAAAACTGATCTCCAAACCATTAGGCTCAGTAGTATCTGTGATACCAAAAAGATTTAGACTAGGAACACCACTTTCATCCATAGCGGCAATATAAGAATATTTCTTG